GCAGGTGGCCTTGCAGCGATTGCCGCCCACGGCCGTGGCGGTGTATGGCGGGCTAATGCCGACGCGCTATGAGCTGACCCTGGGCGGCAAGCGCAGTGACTACACGCCCGATCAGATCGTGCATTTTCGCGGATACAGCCCGGAGAACCCGATCAACGGGCTGTCGCCGCTGGAGACATTGCGGCGCGTGCTGGCCGAGGAGCACGCCATGGGCGACTACCGCGAGGGGTTTTGGGCCAACGCCGCGCGCATGAACGGCATCATCGAGCGCCCCGAGGCCGCGCCGGCGTGGAGCGATGTGGCCCGGACGCGATTCAAGGCCGAGTTCGAGGAGCTTTACTCCGGGGCGGAGAACAGCGGCAAAACGGCCATCCTGGAAGAGGGCATGACTTGGAAGCCGGCCAGTTTCAACGCCCAGGAGAGCGAATACTTGGCCGGGCGCAAGCTGACCCGCGAGGAGTGCGCGAGGGCGTTCCATATTCCCTTGCCGATGGTGGGCATCCTCGATCACGCGACCTTTTCGAATATCAAAGAACAGCACAAGAACTTGTACCAGGACTGCCTGGGTCCCTGGCTCAGGATGATCGAGGAGGAGATCGAGCTGCAATTGCTCCCCGAGTTTGGGGATACCGCAGGGGTCTACTGCGAGTTTAACATCGCCGAAAAATTGACCGGCTCATTCGAAGAGCAGATGACGGCGCTGCAAGCGGCAGTGGGGCGGCCCTGGATGTCGCCCGACGAGGCGCGCGCGCGGATGAACATGCCCAGTATGGGCGGCGAGGCGGCCATGTTGGGCACGCCGCTCAACGTGATGGTAGGAGATCAGCCCACGGAGCCGACGCCGACCGATACCGCCCCCAAGGCGCGCGGCGAGAAAGCCATATCGGGCAAACGGCGGGGGGAGATCGACCCCACGCTGCCCAGTTTGCGCGAGAAACATATCGAGAAATGGAAGCAGGTGCTGGCGCGCACGTTTCGGCGACAGCGCGATACGGTGCTGAGCGCGATTCCGAAAAAGGCGAGCATGCCGCTGGTGGTGGACGAAATCTGGGATGCCGAGCGTTGGAACGAAGAGTTGGGGGCCGATTACTACCGGATGAATTACGCCACCTCCAGCGTGTGGGCCCAGTACGTGGCCGAGCAGGCCGGGGGCGAGCTGGATGTGGAGCGCATGGACGCCTGGTTGCTGGAGAACGCGCGCATCGCCTCGGAGGAGATCAACGGCCACACCCGCGATCTGATCGCGGCGGCGCTGACCGCCGAGATTGTGCGCGAGGCGCTGGCTCACGTGTTCGATGTGGCGCTGAGCGCCCGCGTGCCCGAGCTGGCCACGCGCGCGGTGACCACGGCCAGCGTTTTTGGGGCTCAGGAGGGCGCGCGCCAGGGGGGGCTGAAAACCAAGACCTGGCAGGTCAACAGTTCTAATCCCCGACCCGAACATGCCGCGATGGATGGCGAGACGGTGGGGATCGAGGATCTATTCAGCAATGGCATGAGATGGCCGGGCGACCCGGCCGGTGGGGCGGATAATAACGCGAATTGTCAGTGTAGCGTGACGTTCGGGAGGGCATGATGAAGCGAAAGACTGTCTCTGGGCGCGTCGAGTTCAAGGCGGCTGAGGGGGAGACCGGGCAATTTCGAGCCGTTTTTTCTACCCTTGGCGTGAAGGACGCAGACGGTGACGTGACGTTGCCGGGCGCATTCACGAATGGCCAGCCGGTGCGCATCTCATACTGGGGCCATCGGTGGGAGAATCTGCCGGTGGGAAAGGGCGTGATCAACGCCAACGAAGTAGAGGCGTGGGTCGATGGCCAATTTTTTATGGACACCGATGCCGGGCATGAGACCTATCTCACGGCCAAGGGGTTGGGCGACCTCCAGCAGTGGTCATACGGTTACGAAATCGAGGATGCCATGCCGGGTGACCTCAACGGTGAGCAGGTGCAGTTTCTCAAACGCCTGAATGTGATCGAGGTATCACCGGTGATGTTGGGGGCCGGGGTGAACACGCGCACAACCGACATCAAGGCTGGAGCGCGGCACACCTCCAAAGAGTTTGAGCAGATCCAACAGATTCATGATCTCGCGGTGGGTCTCGGGGCCAAGTGCGCCGAGCCTGCCGCAGACGATAGCGACGGCGACGGGGATGGCGACGGCAAAGGCAAGGCCCGGAAGGGTAAGCCGAGTGAACCAGCGCGGGAAACGTTCGCTGTGCGCATAGCGGCAGAGTTGATTGAAGAAGGAATAACTACAGGAGACTGAGATGAATATCAAAGAGTTGCACGGGAAACTCCGGGCCGCGCTTCTGGCCGCTCGCACCATCTGCGACGAGGCGGAAAAGGCCGGTCGGGATTTCACCACGGAAGAGCGGCAAAAGGTGGCCGGATACCTCGAAGAGGCCAATGGCTACAAGGGCCAGATCAAGCAGGCCGAGGGTGACGCGGCCATCCGCAAGGCCATCATGGATATGGGCGGCGGGATCGATCTGCCGAGCAAGCAGGCTGACAACGGCTCGGACGAGGGGCATTCGGCGGGCAAGGGCCGGACCGTCGGCGAGCAGTTCGTGCAGGCCGAGGCATTCCAGAGCTGGCTGAAGCAGTACCCCGGCGGGCGCGTGCCGGAGAGCGCCAAGGGGATCATGAGCCCGCCGATCGGGTTCAAGAGCTTTTTGGGGCGCAAGACGCTGATCACCGGCGCGGATGACACCCAGGCCGGGGCGTTCGTGCAGACCGACTACACCGGCATCTATGAGCCGCTGGGGCGCATGCCGCTGGTGCTGCGCAGCCTGATCTCGATCAGGCAGACGACCAGCGACCTGGTGGAGTTTGTGCGGCAGACGACCCAGGTGGCGGAGGCGGCCACCGTGGCCGAGGCCAACGTAACGACCTACAGCGGGGCCACGGGCGAGGTCGAGGGCGAAAAGCCCGAGGGCGCGGTCGAGTTCGAGAAGGTGACGACGCCCGTCAAAACCATTGCGGTCTGGATCCCGGCGACCAAGCGGGCGCTGAGCGATGTGGCCCAGCTCCGCGGCATCATCGACCAGGAACTGCGCGACGACATCGAGGAGGAACTGGAGAATCAGGTCCTCAACGGCAACGGCGTGGGCGAGAATTTCACCGGCGTGCTGAATACGGCGGGCATCCTCACCCAACTCTGGGACACCAACATTCTGACTACCACGCGCAAGGCCAAAACGGCCCTGCGGGTGACCGGGCGCGCGAAACCGACCGCCTGGGTGATGAATCCAGCGGACTGGGAGACGATCGAGCTGCTGCAGGACGCCAACAATCGCTATTACTGGGGCGGGCCCCTGGCCAACGGGTCGCCGACGCTGTGGGGCGTGCCAGTGGCGGAATGCGAGAGCAAGGCAGAAGGATCGGCCATCCTAGCCGACTGGCGCAAGGCGGTGATGTGGGATAAAGAGCGCGCGACGCTGAGCATCAGCGACAGCCACGCTGACTTTTTCATCCGCAACATGATCGCCATCCTGGCCGAGATGCGGGCGGCTTTTGGATTGATTCGGCCCTCAGCTTTCATTGAGGTCGAGCTGACCAGCGGCAGCTAGGGGCTGCGCTGACGAACGATTGATGAGGTGACATAGATGGCGCTGCGAGTCCATATCGTCTGTCGAAATCTCAACGAGGATCGGATCATCCCCCGGATGGCGCGCGCGTTGCGCGACCAACTGGGGTGGACGCTGGGCGCAGCGCCATCTAGTGACTGCGACGTGCTCTATCTGATGGCCTATTTCGAGGGGCAGAAATTGCCCCCCTGGCCGAACGCGCCGGTATTCGAGGCGCAAAGGATGGACCCCTGGCCGGCGATGCCAGTGGCGGCGTATTTCACCCACAAGGAAGAGGAGCCTCCGAAGAACGCCAAAGCGCAGCTATATGAAGCCATTGCCAAACGGGTCGACCTGCGCGTGGCCATGTCGAGGGTGTACTCGGAGCCACTGGCGGCCTATGGGCCAACGATTCAGCCCCCGTTGCCGGTGGAACAGGATCGGTTTGTGATCGCGGCGCCTCCGGGAGGCAGTCGGCCGATCATAGGATTCAGTGGGTACACCTACGCCAACCATCGCAAGGGCGAGGATTTGGTAACGGGGCTGCTGAAATCCCCCCTGGCCCAGCGCGTCGAATGGCGAGCCTCTGGGCGGGGCTGGCCGGTGGAGACGAAGCGGTACAAGTGGGCGGATATGCCCAGCTTCTATCAGGGCCTGGACATACTGGTGTGCCCGAGCCGGGTCGAGGGCGGGCCCCTGCCCGTGCTCGAGGCGCTGGCCTGTGGGGTGCGTGTGATCGCGCCCTCGGGCGTGGGGATCATCGATGAACTGCCCGACATGCCAGGCATCTATCGGTACAAAAAGGGCGATCTGCCCACGTTATTGAGAGCTCTCGAATATGCCCTGGCCGGCAAGGGCGTGAATCGCGAGGCCCTGCGCGCTGCCGTAGGGGGGCACACGGTCGAGGCGTTTGTGGCGGCCCATCAGGTGAGTTTTGAGGGGATGTTCGGCGCGCCGTTGGACGCGGGGATCGGGCCGGAGGAGGTCGCCGAGCCGGTAGCGGCGAGCGAGGCTGAGATAGCGACGATCCCGGAGGTGGAGCCGGTGCAGCATGGAACGAAGAAGAAAAGGGGCATCTACTGCGTGGCGTTTGGGGACCCGGCGCGCACGGTATGCCTGCGGCTGATGGAGAGCATCAAGAAGCACATGCCGGATATCCCCATCGCGCTCTGCGCGGCCAAAAAGATCGGGCCGGAGGATGTGCTGATCGTGCAGCCAGATAGCGATGTGGGCGGCCGGCGGGCCAAATTGAAAGCTTACGAGCTGGCCCCCGCCGAGTGGGAGGCGGTGCTCTATCTCGATGCCGACACGGAAGTGGTGGCGCCCATCTATCGCTATTTCGAGTGGATCGAGGATGGGTGGGAGTTCGTGATCACGAAGGACCCCCACCTGATGGACACGATGCACGCCTTCGAGCGGCGTAACAACA